TTCCAGGCGTCAAGGGCTTGTATCCTGGAGCGGTCATATGCTTCGGATGCTGATTGCCTGGATTGATGCCACGCTTCTTCGCTGTTAGGTGATTGTATGTATGAGTTTTCGAGGACTGATCCTCCGAAATCAATTAGTCCTCCGGTGGCTGCACTAAGTGCAGATGAGCCGACAGACTTTAATGTATCAAGGAATCCCATGTTGCCTCCTTAGAAGTGATCTATAAAGCCTGGGATTGAATATACAGGCATGGGTCTGGTACAGATCATTTTTATGTATGAATCATATATAAAATGGGGTTCTGTGGGGACAGCTATAATTCTGTCTATTGGTGGATTTTCTTCGATGAAAGAAGAGTCGAGTGTAGGTTGAGATCCAAATTCGATGCCAAGATGCCAGGCGTCGAGAGGGACTGCGTCGTTAGATCTGAATTTTCCTGAGATTTTGGAAGGTTTGTATCGGTATTCTGCGAACCGTTCCTGGTATCCGAAGACATCATCTTCGGTGCCTGCTCCGATGGTAGTAGCGTCGATATAAATTTCTTTATTGAGAATAGCTTGTTCGCCAAGGTGTGCAAGCGTCGGCCAGTAGTAATCATATCGAGTTTGCCGAGACCACATCTTATCGAGTCCTTCCTGGTAGGTGAGGTCTGCTCTTACATTAACGAGACCGAGGACGACGCAGTGTTCTGTGAAGGATTTGACAAAGCCGTGTCCCTTAAATGCGGCAATGCCAGTGGCTCCGAGGACGCCGGGAGAGGAATCTGTTCTTGCTACGGGTGCGACGTTGACAGGCGTGGATCCGCCGCCGAGGTATTCCGGTCTTTGGAGTCGTGAGTCTTGAGAGGTTACTCCGAAGTGGCTTTTCACGATTTCTGTATAGCGGGTTCCAGAGCGAGCGTCTTTTTCAAGGAGTCTTTGTACCTGGACTGCTTGACGAAGTTCATTTACAGAAGGTCCAACTGCTGAGGTCAGATCAGCGGTAAGGTTTGGGTCATCCCAGTCAACGTTAGAAGTGTCGGTAGGTGATCCGGACCATATTGCGTCACCTGTAGAGTGTCCAGAGAGCATGAAGCCACCGCCGTCAGATCCGATGGTGAAGGTTGGTTTTTGACTTCCTACAGCGTCAGGTATTACAGGAGCAGAGTCTCCAAGAGACATGAGGACAGCGTCACCTTTTTGAAGCCAGGGAAGGGATGAAGTGAAGTAGTCGTGCCTTTTGCAACGACGTTTGAGGGTGTAGTCTGCATGAGTGTCGGGACCGTCATCTTTATTGACAGTGAGGGAATCTTGAAGGTTTTGATCACGGAACCATTCGTTGTAAACGAGATTGTATGCCCGGGGGATTAGAGCATTGAAGTCGAATTGTGCAGCCACTTTTGTAGGGATGCCAAGATAGTCCCAAATGGTTTCATTAGCAGCGTTTGAGAGGTCATTGATAATGGGGACCGTATAGTCTATTGAGTCTCCAGGGTCTGTTTGTTCTCCGCAGAATTTTTGCCAGTTATCCCACAATAGTCTGTGGGGGATTGCGAAGAAGAAGGTTTCCATGAACATATTGTCCATGATGGGGAAGATTGGAGTGGCGAGTCGTGCGAAGCCAGTGAGGTCGACCTTGAAAGTGTCTCCTGGGAGAGCTTCGTCAACGAAGATTGGTACGAGGTATCCGGCGTCGAAAGTTGTCTTTACGCCGTGGGATCGGTCAAAGGATGACCGGGGGATTGATACGCTTGGAGCGTCCGAAAACTTGTGATTCATTGTAGATTTCATGTTTTTTTGTATCCTCTTGTGTGTTGTGTGTTGATAGTTGGGTAGTTATTGGGTTTATTTTTTTTTTAGGAGCGTAGGAGGTCCATTTCCCGTTTTTGGTACTTTGGACCCTTACGTTGCCTACTTTATTTTTAGTCGAGGGGTTCCACGACGGATTGAAGTTTTCCTTCAATGATTACTTCCCATTTTGGGGTATATTCCTCATTGATTAGATTTATGAAGCCTAGTCTATGGACTTCGAAGTCTTCCTTGAATTTGTTGAGCATTGAATTGGGTTGGTCGACAGCCATTTTATAGTGGCGTCCTGCAAACATATCGTTTTGACAGAAGAAGGGTGTGTCGAGCCTGTGTGATTTTAGATCAAAGAAGGCGTACATTCCGATTGAGTTTGAATCATTTTGTAGTTCTTCGAGTGATAGTATTTTATCCATTTTCTAAACTCCTATGTAGTGATTTAATTGTTAGTTTCTTGTGGTTTTCTTTTTGTTTTAGTCTGATGATTTCCGTCTCTTTAGCTTTTAGTTCACGAGCCTCCTTTAGTTTAATATGTAAACGTGGGTTCTTCTTTTTCAATAGGTCGTCGTAGTAGCGTGGTGGTTTGTTTTTGACGCCGTTGAGGGTGAAGAAGTCTTTAGGGTATACATCTGTGAAATACTTGTCCAGCCAGGGTTTGCCGATTCCAGGCATACGGGACATTAACGCAAATTCCGGGGTCCGTCCCTGGTAGTGTTCTGCTGCAGGCGGTCCTGTGATTTTTTTGGTGACATATCGAGCGACATATCCTGCTGAGTCGAAGGTGAGTTCTCCGATGGTGACGAAGCCTTTTTTCCAGATCTTTTCCAGCACAGGTGAAGTGTAGAGAGCATGATTTCGAGTTGGTTTGAATTTTGAGAGTCCTGATGGTTTGACTTTGCCTGTTCGAAGCATGATTTTATCTTCGAAATCATGGTTGAATAGACACGCATGATAATGGGGACGACCCATTTTATCGCCGTATTCGCCACACGCATAATATCTGATCTCCTTTGGGCTTAAAGCCTTTCTTAGGCGTTTGAAGAAGAGTTGTAAGTCTCTTTTTTGTATGTTGCGATCTTTGGGTAGGTTTTCGTTATTGTAGGTTAGAGTGATAAATGAGTTTTCAGGGTACATTTGAGCCTCATGGACGCACCGGACCGCCCATTGTCGGGCTTTCTCCAGGCGGCATCCGATGCATTTTCCACAAGGTATAGGGACTACATGACCCTTTACTTTAGTTTTTGCCATATACTGATTATAGCATCCCATTTCTCATTACATCCTGTTACCGCCACGTTTAACTGTCACACGTCGGTTGACCGAGTGAGAGCCGGCAGAGCGTTTGAACAGGGATCTTGATTTCCTGGGTCTCATCTTACGCCTTTTCCGCATTAGTTAACACCTCCTTTTGTTGTAGGGTTGTGGGTTTCCGGGGTTGCCGGGGTTTACCGTTTTAACAGCAATAGTTTTCTTTTGATAACGCATATTTTCCTTGTTGTAAACGTATAATTTTTTTTGATTACTGACACGTTTGGTGTCAGTTAGCACTATTACATCAAGTTAGGGGTCGTGCTACCTGCTGTTTGCAGGGATATTAATTTAAGTTCCTTCGTCGTTCCTCCTCACGAACCCGTTCCATAATTTTGGGGGTCAAACGGGAGAGAAAAAAGGGTCCCGTTTTTTTGATCCCCAAAATCACTCCACTATTCTCAGCCTTCCTCGACTATGTTCTTGTTTTCGCCTTTTTTAACATGTTCGCCGAGACCGTCGGTTTCTGGGGTCCAGTTTTTGTTGATCATCCCGAGGTTGATCGCCTCTTCCCGGTTGTCTGGGTTGTCCATGAAGGAGAGGAGTTTTTGAGGACTATTTTCGAATCGTTTTCGAAGATATGAAGGTAATTGGTCAAAAAGTTTTTGGGCGTAGATAACTTGATCTTGAGCCTTTTTAAATTCGACTCCGGAGACATCTCCGTATTGAGCTTCGAAGTTTGATACATGTTGAATTACTCCATGTTTATCGTATTTGGTGATGATTTTGTTGACGTCACATTGTTCCTTGTGGGCTTGTTCTGTGATGTAGACGAGGTTTCCGTCTTCGTCGGTTGTTCCTGGGCGTTGAGAGTGGATTCTCATTTCAGGAGAGGTGATTTGTACTTCTGTGATATCCGGGTTTTTTTCTCTGAATTTTTTAGACATTAGTTTGATGATCCTTTTCTTAGTACGGCTTGGACGACGGGTATACCGAGTGACTTCATGATTTCCTGTAGGTAGGTGAGCAGCTGCCCGATTGGTCCTTCGTAGACATTAGCGGTCTTTTCAAGCCTTTTGGTTTGTTGTGTGATCTGAAAGGTGATTGCCTGGATTTGTTTACGCATTTCTTGTGCGTTTGTGGTTTGTTCCTGGGTGAGGTCGGACTTATCGACCAGGAGAGACATTTCACGAGCCATTTTAGAGAATTGTTGTTCTAAGTTGAAGACTCTTTTTACTGATTCGATCTCTTGTTGAGTTGTGAGTTTACGTTGTGCTCTCATGTTGAGCACATTTTGAATTGATTCTTTGACTTTTTGAGAAGTCAGTTTGGTTTTTTGTTTGGTTTCCTGGGTTTGGCTTTGAGCCAGACCGGATCGTGTGAACGATCCTGTGGGGTTTCTTGCGAGTTGTGCGGAAGATGAGGGGGTTTGTCCCATGTAGACGTTAGCCTGAGCGAGAGAGGGTAATGAGGCGTTTGGACCGTTGCCAACTGAATATCCTCCTGTAGCAGCTAATATTGGGTTAAGCCCTGCTTTCCGCATATCTTTGGTTGTCCATCTATAGCGTTTTTTATAGGCTTGTTTTTCTCTTTTGAATTGTAGGGCAGAGGCTTCGTTTGCCCTTACATTTTGGGTAGTAGCAGCTTTTTTTGAGCGATTCCAGGCGTCGAGGGCTT